CATTTGCAAGTGGATGGACGCATAGTTCAACAGGAATGACTCCATTAAATGCTTATGCAGATACTGCTTTTAATGTAAATGCTTATAGAAACAATAATCACATAAGTTATTATTCAAGAACCAACATTGATGAGGTTACAAATGAAATTGGAGCAGCTAATGTTTTAAATTCAGAATCATTTAGTATTGGTGCACGAATTAGTAATATAGCATATTTTGGGAATCATTTAACATCTGCACAAATAACCTTTGCAAATACTGATTCTCGAGGGTTATTTCTTAATAGTAGAACTGCTAATAATTTATATAAAGCATATAAAAATGGTTCCTTACAAGCAAATTCTACTGTATTAACTGGGGCTAATATAAATTATAATATGTATTTAGGTGCAAGAAATGTAGCTAATACTCCAACATTTTACACAACAAAACAATGTGCCTTCGCTTCAATTGGAGACGGTTTAACAGATACCGAAGCAGCTAATTTATATACAGCAGTTCAAGCATATCAAACAACTTTAGGAAGACAAGTATAATGGAAGGAAGAATAGTTACAAACCAAACAGCTGAAGAACTACAAGGAGTATTCTTTGATGCTGATACATTTTTTAATTTCGTTCAAGATATTAACGATGTATATTTTTTATTTTTAAGTGAGCAGGATGAAGCGGATATTGCAAACACGGAATACGCTTATTTATTAGATATTCCTTTGAGTCCGTTTGAACCAAAACCAACACCACCACCTTTTAACTAATGGCAGAGAAATCAGTTGTATTTTCACTTAAGGTCAACACTGGAAATAGTGTTAACGATATCCAGGAGATGGATGTTGCGGTTAAGAATTTGAATCAAGATCTTAAAGCAACTCAACAAACAGCAGCAGATACAACTGGTATCAAGACATTTGAGCAGAGACTTGAAGAGTTGAATGCAACAGTTGAGGCTGGCGGTCTTACTATGAGAGACTTAACCAGAATCATGAAGGAATATCAGTCCATTGCTGCACAAGCTGGTACTGAGAGCCCAATTGGTCAACAAGCAATCAGGAACGCTGCGAATCTTAAGGATGAGATTGGTGATATCAAGGCTCAAACAACTGCATTATCATCTGATTTTAAAGGAGTTGATACAGCATTGAAAGGACTTGAGACTGGAGCTGCTGCATTCCAAGGTATTCAATCAGCAGTGGCATTGACTGGAGTTGAGTCAGAGGCATTGACTCAGACAATGATTAAGCTACAGGCAGCTCAAGGATTGGTTAATGCAGTTAGTGTTATTGCTAACAACTTAAATAAAGAGGCAATACTTGGGATCCAATTAAGGAATGGACTTGAGAAGGCTAAGAACTTGATTCTTACTGGATCTCTTGCACCAGCAATTGCCAATGTTGCAACAACACAAGCTCAAGCTGGAGCAAATGTGGCTCTTGCAACAGCAACTGGAGGAGCAACAACAGCAATGAAGTTATTCAGATTGGCATTGATAGCAACTGGTATTGGTGCAATTGTGGTTGCTGTTGGATTATTGATTGCAAATTTTGACAAAGTTTCTGCTGCGGTTCGAAAAGCTTATAATTCATTTGATAAGTTAGGGCCAGCAGTTAAGGTTGCCATTGCAATAATGTTCCCATTAATTGGTGTGATATATGGAGTTGTTAAGGCTCTTGAATATTTCGGTGTCATTGATGATCAGAACACTGCTAAGATGAAAGCCAATGCCAAGGCCAAGACTGATGCAACTGAAAAGGAGATGAACAAAAAGATTGCAGCTGAGAAAAGAAAAGCTCAAGCTGTTGATGATAACCTATCCTTTGAGATTCGTAAGGCACAGGCAGCTGGAAAGAACACTGAGGAGATGGAGGAGAAGAAACTTAGAGCAGCTTTAAAATCTGGTCGTGCAATCCTTCAGATGCAGAAAGAAAAAATAAAAGCTTATGAGGAGGAGATAAGATTGCTCAAGGCAACTGGTGATGCTGATAGTGATAGAGCCAAGAAGCTGGAGAAGGCATTAAAGGATACTAAGAAAAATGCTAATGAGCAATATAAGTCCAATAAAAAGAATGCTCAAGATTTAACCATCTTAGAAATTGAGGAAGAGAAGAGACGATCTGATGCGGCCAATGAATCTCACAAGAAGTCAATGGAGAGAATTAAGAAGGCTAAGGATGACAAACTTAAGGCTGCTAAGGAAGAGGCTGAGAGATTGGCAGAACTTGCAAAGAAGGCCAATGAAGATAGAATCAAGATGGAAGATGAGCAATTTCAATTGAGTCTTGAGTTGATGAAGGAAGGGCAAGAGAAGGAATTACTTGAGTCTACCATAAAGTATGACAAGATGAGAGACCAAGCTCATGGTAATGCTAATCTGTTGTATGAAATTACCTTGCAAGAAAATGCTGAGAGGCTTGCTATTGTCAACAAGTATAATCAATTAGAGCTTGACAAGATTGCAGAAAATGAAAATAAGAAAAGAGAATTAAGGAATAAGTTCCAAAGATTTATTAACTCTGAGCAAGAGAATGAATTGCTTGATCTTGATGAGTGGTACAAGGCTCAAGAGGCAATTAACTTGGCAGCATTCAAAGCTGATGCTATTGATGAAGAGGAATTCTATCAAGCTGGCTTAAAACTGGATGAGCAGTATAAAAAGAAACGTGCAGAACTTGACAAGAAATATTCTGATCAAGCCAAGGCTAATGAAATTAAAGCAAGAGAGGAATCACTTAAGGGTGTTACTGCTGCAATTGAGGGAGCTCAGAAAGGACTTGATGAACTTAAAAAGATTAATGCATTTGTTAATGAGATAGATCAAGCAAGACTGAATAAGATTGCATCCAATAGAGAAGCTGACTTATCCAATCTTGATGCAAATCTTAAGGCTCAATTAGAGCAAGAAGGATTAACTGCTGATCAGAAGGCAGAAATTGAGAAGAAATTTGCAGAGCAAAAATATCAAGTGCAGCTTAAGGCTTACAATGAAGAGGAGAAAATTAAGAAGGCACAATTCAACAGAGACAAGGCCATTAAATTAGCTCAGATTGCTATTGATACAGCCAGTGCAATTGTAAAAGGTATTGCTCAGTTTGGCCCTCCACCATCACCAGCTGGTATTGCTGCAATTGCATCAGCTTCATTGATAGGTATTACTCAAGCCTTGGCTGTAATGAATCAGAAGTATCAAGCTGGTTCTGCTCCTACTCCTCCACAATTAGGTACTGGCGGTGGTGGTGGTACTGCTGGAGCTGGAGCAAGTTCATTCACTGCCAATACAAATGCTCAGACAACTGATTTAACACAATTAACACAAGGTCAACAGGCACAGGTACCAACTGCTAAGGTAGTGGTATTGGAATCTGATATCACAGGAACTCAAAATAAAGTTGAGGTACAAGAGGCTAAGAGTACGTTTTAATCCAGTTCACACAAGTCTGATTCCAGAAGGCATCTCCAGTCGAGAAGCATCCTTGAAGAGTGATTAATTCTTGAGCCTTTGCAATAGATGGTACGGATACCTTGCAATTGAATCCATCCTTAGAAGGTACCTGGTACACATTGCAATAGATTGACTTGATAAAGTGATTATCCTCTTGCCAGTTGATGTTGTCAAAGAGATCAATGAGCTTCTGGCTGTTCATCATTACTGGCGTGTGAGTCTCATAATTATAAGCTGTAAACTTGTTATGCTTGAGGAATTCAAGTGTATTCGTCTGAGCCATTTGAGTATGCGGTGGATGTTCTGGATTCACAATCATTGATCCCATTTTAATTGCCACATGAGGCTGCCATAACTTAGTAATATAGAAGTCTTTATTCATGTAGATAAAATCTCCAGGGATTTGCTTGGCAAAGGTCAGAATCCTATTGGTAACATCGCATCCTCTGATATTATTGTGTTGAGTGCAAGGAATATTATTGACTCCCGGCACAGCTTTGCCAACAGTCCAGATTTCAGCATCAGGATAAATCTTCAACACCATTGCAATGGATAGGTTGATTTCAAAGTCAGATAGCGCCTTGCTATGGTATGGATATACAAATTTCATTTCGAACAAATTTACATATTATTTATATGCTTAGAGAGTTACCACTTTATGATATCGTAATTGATTTGGATGATCCAGAAACAACCGTATCATTCAACAGCCTTGTTGCTAATCCAGCACATGAGAAGTCATTTCAAACTTTCTCTAATAAGATTGCTTACCAATTCAATGATGAGGAGCAAGTAATCACTGGAGTAGCTATCTCTGCCAATACACCAATATTCAGGAGAGATCCTGGGACTGGTGAGGAATATTATGTAAACTTTTCACCAGCTGCAATAAAGGATATTGTCTTTGACTATGCAAGGAGAGAAAATTTCAACAATGTTAATCTTGAGCACAATAGCAAGAGAGTGGTTGATGGTATATATATGATCATGAGCTACATCATTGATGAGAAGAAAGGATTCACAGCTCCAGAAAGATTCAAGGATGAAAATGATGGCTCTTGGATTGTGAGTTATAAGGTAACCAACAAGGATGTATATGATGCAGCGAAGGCTGGCATGTTCACTGGATTCTCAATTGAGGGAGTCTTCCAATTGCTTGAGACTGGCAAAGGTTGGGAGCATGAATTCTCAATCATATATCAAGAGCTTAAGAAGGTACAGGAATACATCACATTCTACAATGACTATCCAGAGGCTGTTAGTAACAACGCAAAGAAAGGAATTGAGCTAAATCAAAAGTATGGGAATAAATGTGCCACAAGAGTAGGCCGCTTGAGAGCAACCACTTTGGCTAATCGTCAGACTGTCTCAGTTGCTGTGATTAAAAGAATGTATTCATATCTATCCAGAGCAGAGGAGTATTATAATCCAGATGATAATTCAGCATGTGGTACTATCTCATATCTGTTATGGGGTGGACTTGCTGCAAAGAGATGGTCAGAGGCTAAGCTTAAAGAATTAGGGATTTTCGAACAATAAATTATAATAAGTATGAACAAAGAATTAAATACCATTAAGGAATTGATCGCTGAAATGAAAGCACAATTCTCAAAGTCAGTGGAAAAATTTGAATCGGCTACATTAGCAGATGGTGTTACAGTGATAGAGTATGAAGCTCTTGAGGTTGGGATGCCAGTCTTTGTTGTTGCTGATGGTGAAATGATTCCAGCTCCAGAAGGAACTCATGCATTGAGTGGTGAGCTTGCTGGTGTATCTATTGTGGTTGATGCTGAAGGTATCATTACAGAGATCATTGATGAAAGAGAAAATGAAGATGCTGGTGAGGTTGCTGTCGAAGAAACATCGGCTGAGGCTATGAGTGCAGAGAAGGTTGAATCAATTGTAAATGCAAAGCTTGAGGCATTCAGCAAGGCAGTCGAGGGATTGGCTGAAATGACTAAGACTATTGCAGAGACTAACAAGAACTTGGTTAATGAGTTGACTACATTGAAAAGTGATTTCGAGACTTTCAAAGCTCAACCATCCGTTGAAACCAAAGAAGCTGAGAAGTTCAGCAAAGTTGGCAACTTGACAGCCAGACAAATGTTTTTGAAAAATTCTAAAGTATAATAAAAATGTCGTTAAAAAAATATCTACGCACAAAATTTGACTGGGATGTATCTGGTCTTGCAGCTTATGTTGATGAGCAAAGAGAGGACTTAATTGTAAAGTCAGTAACTGAAGCTCGCACATTACAATATGTAACAATCCAACAAGGGATTAAAGGATCTCAAGAGTTGAAGTTAATGGATGACTCAGTTGTGTATCAAGCTGGTGATTGTACAATGACTCCATCAGGAGATACTGTATTCACTGATCGTGCTATTGCAGTTGAGACTCTTGGTTATATGAAGTCTTTTTGTCAAAAGGATCTTGATGGTTTCTGGACTCAATTAGGTTTACGTCCAGGTGCATCAGCTGAAGATAAAACTCTTCCATTTGAGCAACAAATCATTAACTACTTATTACAGTTACATTCATTTGAATTAGACAAGTTAATCTGGAAAGGTAACAAGGCAACAGGTTCTGGTAACTTGGCATTCATGAACGGATTCCGCCAGTTCCTTACAACTGCTAATGGTTGTGTTAACTTGAATACAACATCAGTTGCCTCAATCTCTGCATCTAATGCATTTGATGTATTTTACAACTGTTTCATCGAGACTCCAGCAAATGTTGCTGAAGCTAATGATTTCATTTGTTTCACAGGACGTGAGAACTTTAACTACTTGACAAAGAACTTGGTTGATGATAATTTATTCCACTACAATCCAGCTAACATTGGTGACTTGAATGAGTTGATCCTTCCAGGAACAAACATGAGAATTGTTAAAGTTAACGGATTGAATGGTCTTGATAATATCTACACTGGTAGAGCTTCTCATTTCGTATTCGGAACTGACTTATCATCTGACTTTGAGAACTTTGACTTATGGTATTCTCAAGATGATGATGTTATCTACCTACGTTCTAAGTTCAGAGCTGGTGTACAAGTACCATTCTTGAATCAAATCGGAGTGTGGAACGGAACTGGATCTCCTAACTAATAACTAATAAGGGAGGGGGCAACTCCTCCCATTTTATAAACATTAAAAAAATATAACAATGGCTTGTAATATGACAGCTGG